GAGATACTCGCTTAGCAGCCCTATTACTATGCATGCATAATAATAATTGCTAAGCGGATGTTATTCACGATATCTTAGTATAGGATATGTGCTCATATATACCGGAACCAATTTCGATACTTTATTGAAATTGCCTGAACTGGATATATTAGACGTGAGCTTATATACTTTACATTATTCTATAACGATTGTTAGAAAGTACATGTTTATTTAATACTATATTAGCATCAAATAATTTAATAAAATCTCGAAACAGTTCCGAATTTATTTTCATAAACCAAAACCGAACGAGCCTTATTAGAAGGAGTTCTACGGTAGCAACGCCCATTTTATTAAAACCATTAAAAGCACATGCTCTTACTAAGAAAAGTCATATAAATAAATGCAAAAATATAGATATAGCATTCCAAAAGAAGCCCAGTAGAGAACCATCTAAAGATCAAATTGATCTTAAAATAATGATCCACTGTCTTCAAGAAATTATTATATGTATATTTGGTAAAGCTATGCCACACATTTCAAAAGTATGTGATGATATTATATCAAAGTTTAATGTTATTCAAAAAACAAGAGGAGACTCTTACGCAATGGACTTAATTAAAAAACTAAGAAATTGGTTAAAGAATCTCATTGCCTCTGAGGGTGTATCTTCTGTTAAACTCAACGTAAGAATGTCGAGAGGGATTCCAAGATTATTTAATGGTTTCTTTCATGCTATTAAAATCAAAGATGTAAAACACCTGAGACTCTTATTTACAGTACTTGAGTACTCGAAATTTATTAAGTTCTGACCTAAATTATCTCTATCTTCAATATTTGATCCAATCTATGGGGAATTAAAAACTCCTCCAATAGAATTAAGAGACAAGTTTATTGAATTTATTGAAAAGTTAAGCCATGGCAAAATAAGAATCGAACCATTGAATGACCTGAATCCGACACCTAGCATTCTTCAAACTAAGTTTGATGAGTACCATATATCCACTAAAAGTGGAATTTTTGGACAGGCTCTACCTTCAAGTATATTAGAAGCTAAATTGTTACCTAAAGATTTAGTCGATAATATTATAACACTAGCTGGTAAAAGCCTAGGAGATAAAATTAATGATGTTAAAATTGTTGATAATTCTTTTGCAGGATCGGATTCTAACAAAGTTTTTGACTCCGCTAAGAAAGCCGGAGAAGAAAACTTTGTAAGAAAACTTTCACTGGTAGAGCAACCAGATGGTAAATTAAGACCAATTGCAATATATGATTATTTTTCACAGTGTGCGCTTAAGCCACTTCATACACATATATTTAATGTACTAGGTGCTTTAAGCACTGATGCTACTTTTAACCAAGATATTACAAAAGATCCGTATATTTTTAAACAGAAGTACTACTCTTCGTACGATATGACTCAATGTACTGATAGATTGCCTTGTGATTCACAAATGTGACTCCTAGAAGGATTTATAGGTACAGAAAGGTCAAGAGCATGAAAGAGTATTATGGTCGACCACAAGTTTAGACTAACCAAAGGTGTGAAAAGTCGTTTAGATAACGTATCTAGTAAACTAGATGGCGTCAAATACATGACCGGACAACCGATGGGAGCATATTCTTCGTGAGCAATGATGGCTTTGTTTCACCACTTTATCGTATTTTGAGCTGCATCATTATGTGGTATCGATGAATTCACTAATTATAAAATATTAGGCGATGACATTGCTATCATGCATGAAGCTGTGGCTAACAAATACTTTGAAGTAATAACAACATACTTGCATGTTAGAGTATCAATAACTAAATCCTACGTCTCAAAACAAACGCTTGAATTTGCGAAACGATTCTTCCATGCTGGAATAGAACTAACACATTACCCGCTTGAAGCCTTGGTTAGCACATCGCACTCTTATTCAGAGTGGTGTGGTATTGTTATCCCATTGTTATCCCGAGGGTATATATTAAATAATTGAGAAAATAACACTTTTATTAGATTACCGATACAGAATTGATTTATTCCTTTTGTTAAACATAAGGCACAAGCCTTACGATTAATTAAGAAATGTAATCTTTTCCTCATGGTTTGAGCTTTATTGAAAAAGCTACCTTATATGAAAGATTTTAATAAGAACGAACAACAATTTGTTGAACGCTCCCTTAATATCCTTAAATATATGGGAATACACATTAGTTGCAACCATAGCGAGGTTTCAGGGAGATATCTCCTAGAAGCTTTAGCTACAGTTAAAATTAATATGCACCAAGATCGTATAATCGCTTGCGCGAAACATATACATACTTATTACAAGTGATGCACTGAGCAACGTTTACGATTATTGAAAATCAATCAGCTTGTTGACGAATCATTAGTACCTAAGCCACTTTTTGACGCGATACCCGCAGTTAATGTCGCATATAGAAATATAGACGACCTGCAAAAGTATCAGGAAGTAAATAGAGAATTAATTAGAAAACAGGACTGGTCGAAATTAATCACCAGTGCCGATGAAGCCCAATTAATGAATCCAAATATCCTTGACAAAAAGCGTAACTACCTGTTGCTTTTATCTTCTAACAGAGATCTAACAAATAACGTAAAGTTAATGCTTCGAAAACTTCAAGAAACGATAATTGCAGAATTAAGTGCTAACGAGAAGAACCCATCTAATAACTATTACGTTGGCTCGGAACAAACACAAGACTAGGCAATAATAAAAAGAGGGCTAGTCGCACTATACACAAAATCCATTCCTCTTCGGATTTAACCAGAAATATTCTTCCAATTGGAAGTTATATGACAGAGTATTTAATATATTTAATATATTAAAGGTGTGCAGGTTCATAAATAAACATAAAACTTTCGTTTTATGAAAACTTAAATATTATGATAATAGGTTTTTATAACTATTATCGCCGTTTACGAAAAATACTTGATGGGGTGTTACTTCTTTATTTTCGAAGAAATTTCTCCATCGGGGGCTGTTCGTAAACGAGTACTTCCTCT